GCAGTTGAAAGAGCAGGATATTCAAGAAAATAACAAACCAATAGGAGGAAATATATATGCCACACATACCAGGCCATAATGGCGGAATGATGGGTAGTCCACCGGGAGCACCACAACCTCCTATGGGGCAACCACCAATGGGAGCGGAAGCTCCTATGGGACAATCACCAATGGGAGCAGGAGCTCCTGTAGATGATGCAGTCCTAGATATGCATTTAACTGAAGATGTAAAAGCAGCATTACAAGCAAAAGGAGTTGATATAACTCCAGTTGCAGATAGAGGACCTGGAGAACCAGTAGTGGTTATACCAGTTTCAATAATTATGAGTAGATATCCAGGACAAACTCCTGAAGAATCTATGCAACAGTTCGTACAGGATATGACAGCAAACGCTGCACCACCTGCTACAGAACAACCAGTTTCTGCTCCACCAGCAATGGCGGCAGCAGGAGTTCCAACGCCTTCACCTGAAGGTTTAGGAGCACCACCAATGGACAGGCCACCTATGACTGCATAAGTCATAGCCCCTAAGCGACTCTAGGGCCACCTGTTTTCCAACAGCACCCATTATAGGAGGATAAAATGGAAGAGGAAGAAAAAAAAGTTTCTCAAGAAACTAGTGAACAAAATGAGGAACAAACAGAGGCTCTTCTTGAGCCTACTCCATATCATAATAAGTATAAACAAGACTTAGATAAGGAGGAAACAGAGGATACAGCTACCGTTCAGAAGGACACTGATTCACAAGAAGCAGCTACTCCCGAAGAAGAACGCCCTGTAAATGCTGAAGAGAAGGTGTTTAAGAAAAGATATGATGACCTTAAACGCCATTACGATTCTACTGTGAATAAACATAAAGATGAAGTTTCTCGGTTTAGAACTCAGTTAGAAGAGAAAGCTGACAGCTTTAAATTACCTAAGACTAAAGGGGAAATTGATGCTTGGCGTAAAAAATATCCTGATGTATATGATGTTATAGAAACTATAGCTCATACAAAAGCGGATGAAAAGGCAAAGCAAGTGCAAACTAAAATGAAAAATTTAGAAAATGCTCAAGCAAATGTCAATAGAGATAAAGCAGAAGTGGAATTAGAAAAAATCCACTCTGATTTTAAAGACATAAGAGCAGATGATAAATTTCATGAATGGGTTGCAACTCAAGATTCTACTATTCAAGGGTGGTTATATGACAATACAAGTAATGCAAAATTAGCAGCTCGTGCCATTGATTTATATAAAATGGATGCAGGTTTAACTAAGAAGGCAAAAAGTGTTGACAAAAAAGAAGCTGCTAAAGCAGTTACATCTACTTCTAAAAGAGATATCGAAGCTGGAGAAAAAAAGATTTGGAGTGTTAGAGAAATAGAAAAATTAAAACCTCAACAATTTGTAAAACTTGAAAAGGAAATTGATTTAGCTAGAAGAGAAGGTAGGATTCGTACTTAATCTCAACAGTCTATAGGAGGACAATACTATGGCTATTACTAAATCAGCCGGTTATGATAATCTACCTTCGGGTAATTGGTTACCGGTAATTTATAGTCAGAAAGTCCAAAAGTTCTTTAGAACTGCATCAGTCGTGGAAGATATTACTAACACTGACTATGCAGGTGAGATTGAAAATTTCGGAGATACTGTTAATATTATAAAAGAACCTAGTATTAGCGTAAGTTCATACACTAGAGGTGGAGCAATCAACATCCAAAATTTGGCTGATGATAAACTACAACTAGTTGTTGACCAAGCTAATGCATTTGCTTTTAAAGTTGATGATATCGAAGAAAGACAATCGCACGTGAACTGGGAGGCACTGGCTACATCTTCTGGAGCATACGCTCTAAAAGATTCTTACGATGAAAACGTCATTGCAGCTATGGTTTCTGGTGCAGGTACAACTGTAGGTTCAGACGGTTCAGGAACAGATACCGGATTCGGTACATCTGAAACTGACCCTTTGAATATTATGGCTAACTGTGCTAAGAGATTACATGGTGCAGATGTTCCAACTGAAAATAGATGGTTCCTAGCTTCGCCTGAATGGTATGAGCAACTTGCTCAAGCTTCAGCGAAACTTATGGATGCATCTGTTACTGGCGATGCTAAATCTGAATTAAGAAATGGCAAAGTCACAGAAGGAAGAATACAAGGCTTCAAATGTTATATGACTAATAACTTTGCAGCTTCAACAACATCTAACTACTACAAAATTTTATGGGGACATATGAGTTCTACAGCAACTGCTAATGCAATTGCAAAAACAGAAGTCATTAGAGACCCAGATTCTTTTGCAGACGTAGTTAGAGGTTTACACGTATTTGGAAGAAAGGTACTGCGTTCTGCAGGACTAATGGCCAGACACGTGTTAATTGATTAATAGGAGGATTTACAAATGGCAACGCAAGAAAAAGCTACTGGCGGAACTACTGGGCATCCTTCTACTAGAAGGAGACCTTATTGGGTAGAAAATACTGTTGATTACTCACTTTTTGACCCGGCAGCAAATGACTTGGTGCAACACATCAATGTTCCTGCTGAAACTGTTGTTATGGCAGCAGGTCTTGAAGTATTAACAGCATCAGCTTCTGGTGTAACTCTAGATTTAGGTTGGACAGCAACATCTGGAAACTTAACTACTGATGTAGATAGGTTCGTAGATGGGCATGATTCAACTGCAACTGGGATAGCGGCCGTAGCGGCGGCTACCGCAGGATGGGTTACTTTTAAAGCGGCTGACACCATTGACGTAAAAGTTCTTGGTGCTCAAGATACTTCTGGAAAAGTAAGAGTATGGGCAGTACTTTGTGATATAAGCGGTTCAGACGAATCTGCTTCTAACACAGCCTAACTTATACTATTAGGGGGGCTTTACGCCCCCTTATTTATATAAAATATATATATGCTTTATTCTGATAAAATAGTATGGTTATCATCTTATCCTAAAAGTGGAAATACTTGGATAAGAGCATTTTTAAGTTCTTACTTATTTTCAAAGAATGCAGAATTTGAATTTTCTTTATTACATAAAATAGAGAAATTTCCAAGATATAGATTATTTCCTGATTGCATTACAGAACCAGAAGGTTTAATAGCAAAAAAATTAGAAAATAAAAATTATATTAAATTCCAAAAAGATTTAAAAGGTATTTATAAAACACATAATATGTATAATGAATACTTTACAAATAAGGATTTAACAGCAGGATTTATTTATATATCACGAAATATAAAAGATATTATTATATCTCTTGCTAATCACTATAGATGTTCATTAGATGATGCAATAGATATAGGAATTAAGAATCAAAAAAAACATTATGATTCTTGGAAAAAATTTACAGATGTACAGAGCTTATATATTACATATGAAGATTTAATACAAGATTGTAAAAAAGAATTTATTAAAGTTTTAAAATTTTTAAAAGTTTCTATTGATAATAAAAAATTAAATAATAGTATTAAAAATACAAGTTTTAATAGATTACAAACTTTAGAAAAAGAAAAAGGATTTTTTGAAGCGGCCGATTATAAAACAGATAATCAAAGAATTTTTTTTAAGACTGGTAAAATAAAACAATGGAAAAATGTTTTTACAAATCAACAAGAAGAAAAAATTTATAATTTGCTTATAGGAGAATAAATGGCTAAATGGGATATGATAAAAAAAAAAGTAGCTTCAAATGGAAAAATAATTTCAACAGGACAAACTATTACTCCTTTATTTTCAAATGAAGATACTGGATTAAAGGATAAAGTGGCTAATTTAGAAAATAAATTAGATACAGTATTAACTTTGCTTAATAAAAAAGAAAAATTAAAATAAATTAATGATTAAAGTATGGTTCTTATTAGCTGTAATAGTATATCAAAATAGTGATACGATAGCATATCAAGGTTTTACTGCGTATGATGAAAAAGAAAAATGTGAAGAACAGGAATCTATTATAGAGAATTATATATTAACTGTTGAATCAGTAGTAAATAGAAAACCCTTCGTACAAACATACTGTTTAGAAATTAACCTACCTAAAAGAAATCTTAATAAATTAAATAATTCAGGACTTGATACATAATGGCAACATATTTAACATTATCAAATAGAACTTTAAATGCATTAAATGAAGTTGAAATGACATCTTCTAATTTTAGTAGTAGTCGTGGTATTCAAACTGCTGTTAAAAATTTTGTTAATAGAGCTTTACATGATATATATAATGAATTGGAAGAACTTCCAAGTCTTCATAAAGAAACATATCATATAACAAATGCAGGACAACGGGAATATGCACTACCAACAGCAAATTCACCAGTTTCTGGAGATTTGCAATGGCGTAAAATAGATTGGGATACATTCTATTTAAAACCAAATGAATTATTAACAAATGGCGAATTTACTTCTGATATAAGTAGTTGGACAACTATTGCAGGTTCCGGAAGTGGAGCCTATAATAGTGGTGGAAATGGAAGAATGAGATTAAATGATTATGCTGCATATCAATCATTTTCTACAACAAAAGATGCAGAATATAGAATACAAGTAAAAGCATTTGATTCTGAAGGTACAGGACAGGCACTAAAAGTACAAGTTGGTACTGCAGCAGAGGGAACTCAGAATTTAAGTACAACATTAACAGTAGAAGATTTTGGTGAAGGTAAAGTATTAGATACAACCTTTACAGCAACTGTTCAAACAAGTTATGTAACTTTAAATAATCCATCTACGGCAACAAATATGGATATTGACTATGTTCGTATATCTAGAAATATTAGTCCTCAAAGATTAAAATATATATCATTTGATGATTGGGTAAGAAGATTTTCTGAAAGAGATTTAGCAAATATAAGTACCTCGTATACTGAACCATGTTATGTGTATAAAACACAAAGTGGTAAATTAGGATTAACACCAATTCCAGATAAAAGTGATTATAGAATAGTATTTGATTATTGGAAAGAACATACAGAATTATCCGCACATGGAGATTCTCCAGATTTAGATGACAGATATGCAGATTTAATTGTATCAAGAGCAAGTTATTATGCATATAATCTTCGCTCGGACCCCGAGCACGCATTAATTGCAAATAAAGAATTTGAAGCAGGATTAAAAAGATTACGTAATGATTTAGTAATAAAACCTGAGTATATGCGAGATGAGCGAGTTAATTTAAGAGTATCAATGTATTAAAATGCCAAATACTTCTCAAATATCACCAACAGTTGTTAGTTGTTACGGAGGATTAGTTTTAAATAAAGATGTATTTTCAATGAAACCGGGAGAGGCATTAAAATTACAAAATTTTGAGCCAGATATTGCAGGCGGATATAGAAAATTAACAGGAACAGCAAAATTTAATTCTACAATTGTAACACAAGTATCATCTTCTACTGAACGATTAATGATGGTGGCTATTTTTAATGATATTGTTATAGCTGGTCGAGGAGGTACAGTTTATAGTGGTACTACATCAGGAAGTTGGACATCAAGAGCTACAAGTAAAGGTACAACATATACTTATGATTTTGATAAATTTAATTTTGATGGCAATGACAAAATAATTATTGCTACAGGTTCTGCTGCAGCATTTACATTAAATACAAGTTATACTGAGGATATTATAAATGCAACTGGTGGTGGAACTGCACCTACAAACCCAAAATACGTAAAATCATTTGCTAATCATATGTGGTATGCGGGTATGTCTGATGCAACATCGACATTGCAATATTCTGGGCCTTATACAGAAGATGATTTTGATACAGGTGGTGGAACAATTAAGATTGGTGATGTTATTACTGGAATGAAAGTTTTCCGTGATGAATTATTTGTTTTTTGCGAAGACAGTATTTTTAAAATAACCGGGACCAGTTCGAGTGATTTTGCTAAAGCTGAAGTTGCAAAAGATGTTGGAACAATATCACACCATTCAATTCAAGAACTGGGTGGTGATTTAATATTTTTATCAAAAGATGGATTTAGAACAATTGCTGGTACAGAAAGAATTGGTGACGTAGAATTAGGAACTGTATCAAAACAAATACAAGCACGTATTGCTGATATTGGGTATGATAATATTACTTCAACTGTTATTGGAGCTAAATCACAATATAGATTATTTTATCCTGTAACTGATACTGTAGAAACAAGTTCAAAAGGAATTATTGCTGTGTTAAAAGTAAATCCAGAAACAGGTACTTTAGGTTTTGAATATGCGGACTTAAAGGGAATAAAACCTGCTTGTTGTGATACAGATTTAATTAGTAATACAGAAACCACTATTTATGGTGGGTACGATGGTTATGTTTATAATATGCAATCGGGTAATGTATGGACATACGCATCAACAACAGCAAATATATCGGCATTTTATAGGTCACCAGATTTAGCTTTAGGCGACCCTGGAATACGAAAAACTATGCAACGAGTTTTATTAAACTATGAGGCAAATGATAGCATTGACACAACTAATCAAACATTTCAATTAAGATATAATTTTGAAAATACAGATACTCCACAACCTTCTGCATATTCTATAACTGAAGGTGGTGGGCAAAATTTTTATGGAACTGGTTTATATGGAACAGCAATATACGCAGCAGAATCTGGTATACCTTTAGCTAGACATTCAGTTGAAGGTTCTGGATTTGTTGTAGCATTAAAATTAAATGATGCAAGTAATAAAACACCTCTATCTTTAAAAGGATATGAGATGGAATACGTAAATGGAGGAAGAAGATAATGGGAGCAACCTATACTAGACAAAGTAGTGGGGATATTGTAGATGGTTCAACGATTGAAGCATCTCATTTTAATGATGAATTTGACCAATTATTAGCAGCATTTGCAGTATCAACTGGTCATACACATGATGGAACTGCTGCTGAAGGTGGTCCTGTTACTAAATTATTAGGAACTGCAATTACCATTGGCGATGGTACTGCAGGAACAGATATTGCTGTCACATTTGATGGTGAAACAAATGATGGTGTTTTAACATGGATGGAAGATGAGGATTTATTTAAATTTTCTGATGCAATAAATGTTGGTGTTGATGATACTGGGTATGATGTTAAATTTTTTGGTGATACAGCTAGTAGATATTGGTTATGGGATACTTCAGCAGATGGTGTTGTTCAAAGAGGAACACTTACAGTTGGAGTTGATGATGCAGGACATGATGTAAAGTTTTTTGGAGATACAGCAAGTGCTTACATGTTATGGGATACATCAGTAGATGATTTAGTCTTAGCAGGTGCGGCAGGAATTGACCTCGCAGGTGACATAGATGTTGATGGCACAGCTAACTTAGATAATACAGATATTGATGGAACATTTGCTGTTGATGGTACAACTATTTCACTAGATGCAACAACATCATTAAATATTGATAATTCTAATACATCAAATGGTATTACTCTAGGTACTGCAACATCTGGTGTGCCAATTTCAATTGGGCATACAACTTCCGAAACAACAATCAATGATAATTTAACTGTAACAGGAACACTAACAGGAACTTTAGCAACGGCTGCTCAAGGTAGTGTAACAAGTTTAGGTACTTTAACAGCACTTACTGTAGATGATGTAGCTATAGATGGTAAGGTTGTAACTATGACTGGTTCTTCTAGTGATACAGCAGTATTTACAGCAGGAACTAACGGAACTCTTAGTATTGTAACAACTGATGCGGCTGCTGCTGCGGCTAATATTCAAATAACAGCAGATGGTACAGTAGATATTGATTCAGCAGGCGTATTAACTTTAGATTCTGGAGCAGCAATAAATATTGAACCTGCCTCTGGTTCAGCAATTTTATTAGATGGTACAATTAGTGTAGATGCAGGAGTAGTTACAGG